GCAGCTAAAGAAAAATTCACAACTGGTACTGTAATGTTTGACGGTGAACCAGCTACTCAAGAAGCTATAGATAGTATGTTACAAGCAATGAGAATGGGTATGCTTTTAGCTCTAGAAGAACAAAAGAAAAAAAGGGACAAAAATAAATAAATATACATTATAGAAGGGGCGATATATCTTGTCTAGAGGTGCAAAAATAAAAGAAATAGTTAGACGATTAAAAATAATTTACGGTGATGATAACCCACTAGAGATTATTAAGAAAAGAAATATAGTACTATGCTATCTAGATGAAAAATCTGTATCTAAAGGTGCTTATAAAAAGTTTTTGGGGACTCAATTTATTTATATAAACACAGGCCTAAGTTTTTTTGAAAAAAGGCTAACTTACACTCATGAACTTGGACATTCTATAATCCATCCTGATGTAGATACATTTGAATTAAAAAGAACTGATCCAATTTCTCTAACTAAATATGAAAATGAAGCAAATCTTTTTGCTGCAGAATTCTTATTAGAAGATGATGTCTTAGATAAATATCCAGGCGAATCTATATATGATATAGCTAGAAAAGAGTGTGTTTCAGTTGAATTACTTAAGCTTAAAATTAATAATCTTAATATTGATAATATTGACTATGAATGTAGTGAAAATTTTCAAGAATATTATGATTGCGGCTCATACCAAGATTATCAGGATTATTATAGATATCATGGACTTTAATAAAGTAACTTATATATGATGCAATTTAGATATATTAAATAAAATTAATTTTCTATTTGCATCATATATTTTTATATACAGATTTTACTTTTTGAAATATAAGTAATGTGTTTACATATTGGAAATACTATATTTAAGAGTATTTTTAATATAAAACCTTAGGGAGGTTTGACTTATGAAAGCTGCAATTTATTCAAGAAAATCAAAGTTTACTGGAAAAGGAGACTCTATAGAAAATCAAATCCAACTATGTATGGACTATTCAAAATCTATAGGTATAAAAGAATTCTTAGTATACGAAGATGAAGGTTTTAGTGGTGGTAATATAGATAGACCACAATTTAAGAAAATGATGCAAGATGCCAAGGACAAGAAATTTGATTGCCTTGTTTGCTATAGATTAGATAGAATATCAAGAAATGTATCTGACTTCTCTACTCTAATAGAAAAGTTAAATAAACTAGAAATATCATTTATATCTATCAAAGAACAATTTGACACATCAACTCCAATGGGAAGAGCTATGATGTTTATATCAAGTGTATTTGCACAACTTGAAAGAGAAACAATAGCAGAACGTATAAAAGATAATATGTATGAACTTGCTCGCTCTGGTAGATGGCTTGGTGGTAAAACACCTCATGGGTTTACTAGTAAAAAAATATCATTCTTAGATGAAAATCTAAAAGAAAGAAGTATGTATCAACTTGAAGTAAATGATGAGCAAATGGAAATTGTAAAATTAATATTTAATAAATACCTAGAACTTAGATCATTATCTCAACTATATAAATATGTTTATCATAATGGAATAAAAGGTCCTCGTGGTGGTAAATTCGACCCTAGCTCATTATCTGGTATACTTAGAAATCCAGCATATGTAAAAGCTAATGAAGATATATTAGATTACCTTAGAAGTCTTGGTATGGAAGTTGTAGGTGTGCCAGATGGCCAATGTGGAATACTTACTTATGCTAAAAATACATCTAATTCAATAGCAGCTATAGCAAAGCACCATGGCGTTATTGAACCTGATATTTGGCTTGAAGTACAAAGTATATTAAATGAAAATAAAGATAAAATTCCTAGAATATCAACTGGAAAAACTGCTCTTTTATCTGGACTTTTAAAATGCGGTAAGTGTGGCGCTAATATGAGAATTATGTATAAAGGTAAAAGAAATGACGAGGATTTAAAATACTACTATGTATGTGGTACTAAAAGATCTCTTGGTGTTGAAGGTTGTAACTGTAAAAACCTTAATGGTCCTTTAGTTGAAAACTTAGTTATAGATAAAATTAAAAACTGTAATATAGAATCAGTTATAAATGCTTTTAATAGTAATAAAGCTAAGGTTGATACTGTTTTTAGTGATGTTAGGTCTGAAATTGATTTATTTAAAAATAGTATTTCTGAGAAAGAAAAGCTTATTGGTAATTTAGTTATGGAGCTTGCAAAAAATACTGGTAGTGTTGCTTCTGAGTATATCATTTCTCAGATTGAGAGCTTGAATGGTGAGATTGATTCTTTAAAGAGTAAAGTTAGTGAGTTAGAGTCTAGTAGTGTTGATATTAATAGTGCTAGTCTTAATTTAGATATTATTGTTAGTAATTTAAAGAAGTTTAATTATGAGGTTGATGATGCTAGTTTAGATGATAAGAGGTTGTTGTTATTTACTATTGTTGATTCTATTGTCTGGGATGATGCTTCTGGTAATCTTAGTATTGTTTATATGGGTGCTAAGATGGATGATTTAGTTTCGTTGTCTGATGGGTCGCACTTCTGTAGTGATGGTAGAAGCTATATCTATGAGTGATAAAATAATAGTATTATCAAAAAGACCAGCTTCTGTAAAAAGTGTTCATGAAATAAACCTTGTAACAGAAGGAGAAAAAACTCCTCTAAAAACTCGTAAGGTGCCACAATTCCAATACTACTTTGACATTCTATGGAAGGAGTTGGATTCTTATGAAATCAAACAATAACTACTCAGAAGGATATGCCAACTACCTTAAAAACATAAAAAAAGAAAAAGTAAAAGTTTTATTAATTCAAATAGCATTACTTGTTGGAATATTAGTGCTATGGGAAATCCTTGCAAATGCTGGGATAATACAAACATTTTTATTTAGTAAACCATCTGATATATATAAACTATTTATAAAATATATATCAAACGGTGAACTTGCAAGACACGTTGGTATATCAGTATATGAAACCGTGCTTGGATTAGTAATAGGTACAGTTTTAGGTATATTAGTTGCAATAGCACTTTGGTGGTCTGAAAAATTATCAAAAATATTAGATCCATTCTTAGTTGTATTAAATGCCCTTCCTAAAACTGCCCTTGCCCCTATTATAATTGTTTGGGCTGGTGCTGGAATTCAAGGAATAGTAGTTACTGCAGTTACAATATCAGTTGTTGTTACTATATTATCTGCTTATAACTATTTTATAAATGTAGATGAAGAAAAAATAAAGATGTTAAAAAGCTTTGGCGCTACTAAATCTCAACTATTATTTAAACTTATAATTCCTTCAAATATAGGTAATCTTATAAATCTTACTAAAATAAACATTGGTATGGCATGGGTTGGAGTTATAGTTGGTGAGTTTTTAGTATCTCGTAATGGTTTAGGATATTTAATAGTTTATGGTAGTCAAGTATTTAAATTAGACCTTGTAATGATGGGTGTATTTGTATTATCATTTTGTGCTTGGATTATGTATGAAATTTTAAATATAGTTGAAAAACTATATAACTCTAGAAAATAGAAAAGAAAAAGGAACTCTAATTATTAGAGTTCCTTTTTCTATGCTATTTAACTACTATATACAGGAAGTATTATTATAAACTCACTACCTACACCAACTTCACTTTCTACATATATCTCTCCATTATGAAGTGTTATAAGTTGCTTAGTTATAGTAAGTCCTAATCCACTTCCTCCTTTTTGCTCAGAACTTTCATCTACCACTTGATTAAATCTATCAAATATTATCTTTTGATTCTCTTCACTAATACCTATTCCGTTATCTTTTACAATTATCTTTACTTTATCATCTAAATCTTGTAGTAATACTTCAATTAATCCACCTTCAGGTGTAAATTTAACAGCATTACCAACTAAATTTATAATACATCTTTCTATATCAACTTTATCACATCTAATAACTTTCTCTTCTACGTCTGTATCAAAAATTAACTCAAGTCCTTTTTCTTCTATATAATCTTTCATATCAAGAACAGTTTCTTCAACTAAATAAACTTTTTTATTTATTATATAGCTGTTATTTTCAATTTTTGTATGATCAATTAAATTGTTAATTAAGCTTAATAATCTAGAGCAATTTCTATCCATTATTCCCATATAATAAGAAAGTTTTTCCGGTGTTATAAAATTATCTTTTTTAGTAAATTCTTTTATTAACTGATTAATGCTACTTAATACATTTAAAGGAGTTCTAAGTTCATGAGATAGGTTAACAAAATAATTATTTTTATTTTGCTCTAATGATAATACTTTTTTAAACAATTGTTCATTTTTTTCCATCTCTTTTCTTAACTTATTAGTCCTTTCATTAACTAACCTATCTAGCGTATTTACTTTATGCATATATCTAAGTATTGATATGATTATTAAAATTAAATAAATACATATTGCATAATTACTTCTCCAAATAGGTGGATTAATGGTAAAGTGTACAGAACTTTCATCACTCATTACTCCATGTTGTGTTATAGTCTTTATTTTTAAGGTGTAATCTCCTGATCCTAAATTAACAAATACAAGTGAATTGCTATTAGTC